GTGCCGAACTTTATATTGAATTAAATAATATTAATTCATATGCACGTAATATAGATTTAGGTCCATGGCCCGATTTGTCCGATAGACTACAAAGAGGTGAGCTTGGTATAATTGAATATGTGGATTTTTTAAATGAATTTAATTATACGATTTCAGATCTTCAAACACAAACTCAAATTAATCCAGCAACAGTTGCTTTTCAATTAGATAGTTATTATAAAAACACATTTTATAACAGTGTTATGGGTGGTTTTTGCAAACGAATAGAAGGAGTTTTTGGTGCTATTGATGCGTTCTTTGATCTTGTAAATGCTGTAAACGGATTTATTACCAAGGCATTATCATTTGTTGGTAATCTTAAAAGCGGCAAATTCTTTAAGGATATTGCGGAACAAGGATTGGCAAAAGTACTCATTAAGGAAATAGAAGAAAAGATTATTAGTGTTATTCAAAAGGCTTGGAAAAAAATCCAACAAACTCTTGAAAACTTTAACCTACTTAATTATGTTGATTGCGCTGCAAATTTTATAAATCAAAATGTAGCAAAACGAGCATATAAACTTAGACAAGAAGCACTTGCTTTTTTAAACGACGTAAATTTAAAAAGTCTTATAAAAAGAGTTGAAAAGTTATTTGACTATGCAGTAAACCTATTTGATAGACCTGGGTTGGCAGAAATTCAATATCTGGTGTTAAGATTCTGTTCGTTTATATCAAACATTGAAGCCCTAATTAATGAAATAAAGAAACCTTCACAGAATTTTGCATTAAAATACCAGACAGTAGTAAATAGACTAGATAGAGCTAGTTCAGCGGCATCTGCATTAGCAGTTGCGAGCGGTGCAAAAAGATATTCAAAAGAACAAAGAAAAATAAGCGCTAATGCACTTGCGGCAAAATGGACGAATCCAGATGGGGAAATTTTACCTACAAATACAGGAAATAAACCTGCAAATATGCCAGAAATTACCTGTAAAGAAATAAATAACATTCCTACCTGGGATGAAGTAAGACTTGGAAAGTCATCTATATTTACATTTCAAAATGACGGAAAGTCGTTTATTGATAAAGAAGCAGCATGGACGGGAATGCATTGTAACTTCCTTGTTAATATAATGCGAATACAAAAAGAAATTGGAAAACCATTTCAGATTAATAGCGGCTGGAGAAGTCAACAAGCTAATAAACAAGTCGGTGGTGCCGATAATTCTTATCACGGTGTTGGTAGGGCTATAGACATTAGTAAAAAAACCCTAAATAGCGATGATATTAAAAAAATTCGAAGTTTGGTAAAAAAATATAATTATGAAGTACTCTCATACGGTTCACACATTCACATAGAACCGGCACCGTCAGGATCATAAAATGCCTATAACAGTATTTACACCTAGGACCAAAAAGATTAATCTTTATGCTGACCTGCGCAAGGACTTGGCAATAAGTCCTGTTTCCGGTGATATTACTCTTGTAAAAGATGAGGATGCTGTAAAAGAAGCACTAGTAAATTTAATATTAACAGACCCAGGTGAAAGGTTGATGCAGCCTAACATTGGCGGCGGCGTAAGAGAAATGCTATTCGAGAATTTAACTCCTGCTGTTCTTACACTTATTAAGGAAAGGGTCACGGATTGTGTTAAACTGTATGAGCCAAGAGCAGAACTAATTGATGTTACTGTTGCGGCGGATATGGACTCAAATAACGTATCAGCAAACATACAATTTTACATAAGAAATGTAGAACAACCTATCACACTTGATGTGATACTAGAAAGGACGAGATAAGTTATGGCTACTCAGACTCCTATAACGGAATTAGATTTTGATAACATTAAAAGTCAATTAAAATCGTATCTGCGCCAACAAGATAAATTTGTGGATTATAATTTTGAAGGCTCTAATATGAGTGTTCTTCTTGATGTACTTGCATATAATACTTACCAAAACAATTTTTATACAAATATGGCAATCAATGAAATGTTTCTTGATTCCGCATTGCTTAGAAATTCGGTTGTATCACATGCAAAGGAATTAAATTATCTTCCAAGGTCTAGACGATCTGCAAAGGCTACTGTTACTCTAACAATCAGGGATAATGATGGCATTCTTGAAGGTCAAACAGTTTCAATTCCTGCATACACAGATTTTAATAGCACATTCCAGGGTGAAAATTTCAATTTTGTTACGGCACAAACATACGTTGCTAGAAAAACCGGTGTTGGTGTATACCAGGCAGCAAATATAGAATTGTTTGAAGGAGAATATCTTACAAGCTTTGAACGAGAAGGATTTATTGTTGATGCTGACGGTATACTAAGAGTAGCAATTACAAACGAAAATGCAGATACGGATTCATTTGAAGTGTTTGTTGATGCTGAGGCAACGGATGATGCTAATGTTTATTTGTATGCAAAAGATATTTTTGGCGTAGGCCCTACTGACAAAGTATTTTATGTTGAACCTTATCTTGATAACAGATATTCGATTTACTTTGGTGGAAACGTATATGGTGAGCAACCATCGGAATTTGAAGATGTAAGAGTAAGATATCGTATATGTTCAGGCACTGAAGCAAATGGTGCTAGCGTATTTACCACAAATTTCATAGATAACGTTACCGCTACGGTAACAACATTGGTTGCAGCAAATGGTGGGCAAGAAAGAGAATCGTTAGAAAGTATTAAAGCATATGCACCCAAATCTTTGCAAATACAAGAAAGAGCAGTAACAACAAAAGATTATGAAACATTGCTAAAACAAAGATTTCCAGAAATTAATGCAGTTGCTGCTTATGGTGGAGAAGAATTAGATCCTCCACAGTTTGGAAAAGTTGCGGTGGCCGTATATTTAAGAGATGGTGACGAATTGATTTCATCATCTTTGGCAAATAGATATGTTGAGTATCTCAGGGACAAAACTCCTCTAACAATTGAACCTATCTTTATTCAAACATCATTCGTATATGCTTGTGTTACAGCAAAAATTTATTACAGTAAAAGACTTACTACATTATCACCGGGTGATCTTGAACAATTGGTTAGAGCAAAAATACAAGCTCATTCTGCAGCTAATTTAGCAGATTTTGGCAAAAAATTAAGAATGTCAGGTTTATCTACAGAAGTGGATGCAGTAGACAACGGCATACAAAGTGTTAATATTACTGCTGTGCCTCTTATAGATTGGTCGCCTGATCTTGGTATTGCATCTACCGTCGTGTTTAGATTTCAATCAGAATTAGTAAAACCATATCCATACACACAAGATACGGGATTTACAGATTACAAACCTGCCGTAAAATCTAGTGTTTTCAATATTACCGGTAGTGTGCCGGTTTATATACAAGACGATGGCTTGGGAAATATCATGGTTATTTCTGACAGTCCAAGTGACCCACAGGTTTTGAATCCTAAAGTTGGTACTGTTAGTTATACGACAGGTGAGGTAAAACTTACCAAGTTTGCTGTCGAATCATTTACTGGATCAGCAATTAAAATTGAGGTAAATACTGTTCGCAGAGACATTACAGCACCTACTGGTAGAATTTTCTTAATCAGAGATGAGGATGTACATGTTGAAATATTTGCAGAAGAAGAATTAAACAAGACTGCTTCCTCGCAATCCGTGGCCACCGCAGGTGGTATTGTGATTACAACCGTATAAAGTAAGGCATTACAAGCAATGGACATCCAAAAGAAAATTGCGTTTTTCATAGAAAAACAATTCCCCGCAGTTTATCGGGAATACGGTTCTGAGCTTGTAACTTTAGTAGAAGAATATTATAGATTCCTAGAAGATTCTCCAAATCAAAGCCATTATAATAACCGTAGATTATTTGAATATAAAGATATAAGTACTACACTCAATAGTATGCTAATTTTTTATAAAAACAAATATTTAAAAGATTTACCGCTTGATGAGTCAAATGTAAAATTTCTAGTAAAGAATATTTTAGACCTTTATAGAAGAAAAGGTACTCCCGAAGGTATCATTTTATTTTTTAGATTGTTCTTTCAAGAAGATGTAGAAATATATTATCCTGCACAGCAGATACTAAAACCTTCCTCCTCAACTTGGCAAACCGGTACGTTCCTTCAAATGGAATACAATAATAATGTATTTACGGATATTGATGGAAATACATTTTCCTATGTTGACTTGCCAGGCAGAAATATAAAAGGCTCATTGAGCGGAGCAAGAGCTGCTGTTAGCAATGTAAATCTTATGATAATTAATGGGGTTAAAGTTGCTATACTTTATATTGATTCCGTTAGAGGTAAGTTTATTAGATACGATGATGTTACAGCAAAAATTGGCTCAAATATAGTTAATTTTGGTCGTATATCAGGTTCATTGAGTGGTTTCAATATAAATGAGACCGGAGGCCGAACAGGCAATAAAAAGGGAGATATTTTTGATGTCGTGTCTGGTACGGGAACGTCAGGACGGGCACTTGTAACCGCAGTTTCGGATAACCCGACTGGAGAAGTTTCTTATAATGTGACTGATGGCGGTTGGGGCTATACAGTTGAAAATACCGTACTTGAGGTTTCAAATCAATCTATAATACTCGAAAACTCTGAACGAGTTTTTATTATAGGCGAGACAATATCAGATACCTTAGGGAATACTGGAAAGGTAGTTGGCCAAAATGACGGCTCCGTAGGTATCTTAATGGACGGTTCCGATGAGTTTATATTTGGTAGAAACCATTTTGCAATAGACCGACCTGGAAGCCCTAGAATTGAAAATTTGGGAACCAGCTTTTCTGAAGTTACCAGCATACCAGACCGGAACGATACCTCTCCTGGAGATATGTTTGCTAATACTGGGTTATCAACTGACGTTAAGGTTTCCTCGCTCAATTTTATAGAAACAGTACAATTAATTACAGACACAATTTCCCCACACCTTGCTACTGTACTTAACATAGCAGATTGGGAAGCTAATGCTCCTTTTAGTGGGACCGCAAGTCCAGTTAGTCTAACAACCGTAATATCAGATGCCTTTGATCTTACACCATTTCAAGTTGGTAGTATCAATTCATTCTCAAATCTTGATCCTGGCACTGGATATGTAAATGATGTTTTTGCTCTGGCAAAAGATCCAACAATGATTAATTTTGACAGATATAATCAGATACTTAAAATTGATCCACCAGCAGCTGCATCCATTGTTAGTGTAGGTGAGCTTATTACCGAAACAGTGCCAAGTACAAGCTATTTTGGTAGGGTTGTAAGTACTGATTCTACAGCAGGTACTATTACAATAACACCATATGTTTATTATGGATTTTCTTCTACCGAAATTACAACTTCAGCAGGAGAAAAACTTGTTGTTACCGGAATTTCTACCGATTATACATCCAAAAAAATCGGAAGTAATGCAACTGTAAATGCAGATACAGATTTTGCAACAGGAAGAGTAGAATCAGTATCAATATATAATTCTGGCTTTGGTTATCAACACCAAGCAGATGCCTCTCTCGTAAACGATGACGGTATTACGATAGCAAGAGGTCAAATTAATGTTGATTCGCAGGGTGTAACATCAGGTTATTGGGCAGACTTTACTTCTCACTTAAACGGCTATCAAGTAAATAGTACCACACCAACACAATTGATCTTACCAAACAGTAATTTTTCTACTGCAATCTCGTCAATATCTGCTGGAACTGACCCTACAACTCAAGTTGCTAGTCTTGATCCACTATTCGAGACGTGGGTGCAGACTATTGCATCCGACGGATTTCCGATGTATGATTTGGAAAAAGACGGTCTACAAATAAGTGCCTATGATGCATCACGATGGGAATTATTAGCTCAAAACAGTGCTTCAGCTGGAATTGTAAATAGATGGAATAACATAATAGTTCCTTCTTTAAAATCACAGCCTTGGTATTCTAGCCAGCAAGGAGTCATTTGGACAAACTCAGATATAGTAAATATCTATGACCAAAAATACTACGACTCTGGTATGAAAGTACAGGACAGTGACTATTACCAGGAATACTCATATGAAATTAAAAGTACTATACCACAATCACAATATGAAACAGTTTTAAAAGAAAATGTTCATCTTGCAGGTTCAAAACAATTTAGTCAATTTTACTTTAGATACAAAAACGATAGCACATTAGAGCAAGATTTTATAAGGGTATTTAATGATGACGGTAAAGGCACACCACTTGATCAAGCAATACTTAACAATCTATCAATGGACGCAACAAATTTATCGGTAGACTCTACCGAGGTCAGAGCGGATAATGTTCCAACCATCTGATGCAACAAAATGAAATAAATATATAATTAAGGAATTTAATTAGAGGGCGACATGGCAAAACAAACTGTAAACATCGGGGCGCTACCAAATGATGGTACCGGCGATACATTGCGCGATGCAATGGATAAACTCAATGACAATATGAACGAAATTTACTCTGCAATCGGTGATGGTACTGAGACATTAAATATAGTAAATAATAATGGTGAACTTGATGTTTCTGGTGAGGCAAATAAAATATCATTCTTGTATGATACTCTTGCAGATTTGCCAAATGCAACTACATACCATGGCGCCCTTGCTCATGTTCATACGGAAGGTACGGTCTTTTTTGCTCACGGTGGCTTATGGCATAAGCTTCTAGCTGATACTTCAAATACGAGCATATCAATAGCAAATTATTCTTCACCTCTTGCTACTGTTGCATATACAGGATTAGCGTCAGATTTAACAGGCGGTGGTGGTGCTAGCGGCACAGCAAATACAT